CATAAATTCCATTATATGTTTTTTGTGTTTCTGGATCAAAAAATGTATCTTCTTTAAAATCAAGCATTTTTCCAACAGCAACTGGACCATGCATTTCACGAATATTTTTTCTAAAATTACCAAATGCTTTTTTATTTGCTTCTTTAGTAATTATATCCCCGTGACGATCAACATTATCTAATGAAGCCCAACCAGAAACAGTTCTTTTTTCTTTATTTACTTTAGCAAAAGGCATTGAAATAACAAGCTTATTGTTTTTGCTTTCAATAGTAGTTGTATTTAGCTTATCCATAAATCAACACATCCTTTTTAGAAATTAAGTATGTTGCTAGATTCATAATCTTTTCAAGATCATCTCCCAGCAAACCTAGAGCCGTGTTGCACTTGTGGCAAAGTACTCCACGAAAACATTTTTCACAAGACTTTTCTTCTGCACAAATTGCATGATCATGATCTAACGTCAATCTTTCTTTTGATCCACAAGAATAACATCCGTCTTTTTTAAGTTCTACAACTTTTTCTACAGAAAATTCTGTTCTTCTTGCAGAATCATAATGAAATGTGCAATAACCCTTTTTTTCTGCTTTATTATTACATTCACTTATAGAACAATTTGCTCCATTATGTGACCAAATCTTTTTTGCTTCTGAGGAACCTACTGATCCAGTTTCTCTAAATCTTTTATAGTGCATATGACAATATAGGCTTTTCTCGCCATTTCTACGTTTGCTGTTGAAGCAACCTTCAACTGAACAATTTTGAATTTCCATATGTAAATAAATAATAGCAAGTTTTATAAATAAGTCATAATTTCGGTAAAAATTATTTTATAATTCCGCTATTGATTTGGATGACTTTTTTGACATCCGCCCCCTCTGGTTTATAGTTTTGTTCAACTGGGGTAGGAACCCCAGGATTGTGATCTTCTATGTTAGAGACATAAGGAGTTACTATGTGTGAGTCTGGAGTGACATTTGGGTTAGCCATAGAGTTGTGGGATGCCAGGCCTCCTGTTATAAAACCAACAATTGGATACATTAGATGGGCTATATCCCTCTGAAATCCCGTGGCTGCCCAGGCTGAAATTGCACCTACAAAGGCTATACCTAGCTGTTTAGCATCTGCAACACTGAACTTAAAATGGTGTTTTAGGCTCATAGTGATCCCTTTAATTCATCATATATAATTTGTGGCAGCGTACCTGTAACTTTAATTCCTTGCTTTGCCTCATACTTTACTAATGCCGCTTGTGTTTGTTTATTCATTATTCCAGTTACATAGTTACTTGGAAGCAGTCCCGCCTTTAACAGTGCTTTTTCTACAGCCATAACAGCATCACTTTTTTGCCCTAAATTAAAAGCTGTTGCACTAGTAGGAAAGGGTGGTGCTACAAATACTGTAGGTGATGGAGTGGGTGTTGGTGTTGTTCCCGAGGTTGTGATTGGAGTGCCATGTAAAGCTGCTGCAGCGCCTGCTGCGGCTGTTCCAGTAGCTGCTACACCTGCCGTAGCTTTTTTACTTGTAACACCCTTTGAAACAGGTTTTAGAGGCACTGGATACTTAGGTCTTACAATTGCCATAACATAAAGATATGGACGGTGTTCTCTGTAGCACCCTCCGCCATTTGCTGCTTCTTTTGTATTTTTATCAGTTGTATTGAAACCAATTGTTGTTAATCCGTCTGCAGATGCAGCTTCAACAATTTCAACATGCTCTGCAACACCAGTACCCCATGAAAAGAAAACAAGGTCACCTGGTTGTGCTTGATATTTATTTACAACTAAACCTTGTCTTTGAAACCATGCAAGACCTGCAGGGCAATATGCAAAACCTTTTGGAGTTTGTGCAGCGACTAAAGAAGACAGTCCAACTTGTGCAAAACACCAGCTAATACCCATGGCACAATAACTTGCATTTGGGATACCATACCAAATTCCATATGGATTTTCATTTACTGGTCCTTCAACAAAACCTATTTGGCTTCTAGCAACATTTAAAACGTCTATTGCTGTAGACATCTGTTATGCCTGTTGTCTTCCCTCACCCTTTGGAGCACGACCCGTGCCCATTTTATCAGGTGCATTTAGCACACGGTCTTGGCTTCTGGTTTTATTACCACTTGCATCTGATGCTGCATCTTGTGCTGCTTTAGGATTAATAACCAACACTGCATCACCGCCTTCAAGTGGAGCCATTCCACGACGTGCACGAACTTCGTTAGGAGTAATAACTTGATCCTTCAGATAACGGTCATCAATACGAGATTGAGTCTCTTCATCTGTAAGTGCAAGTTCGTTAAATTGAAGTTTGAACGCATCAGTAAATTCCTTGATAATTAAATTAATCTTAAACTCAAGTTCTTCTTGACGTGGACGACATACTTGCTCTTTAAATGTCTTGTCAGCATCTTTAGCATTAGCCAACGAAACGTTTGCAGGCATTCCAAGCTTTGATACTGGAACACGGTGAGACAAAAGAATACGATCTCTGTTTTCTACCGCATAGTTCCTAAACGAAGAATCTTGAATTCCCGCTTCAATTGGCTCCATGTTAAACTCAACACGACCTTGCTCGCCATCTGATGGAAGAGGGATATAAAGGGTTCTGTGATTTCTTCCTTTAAGCCCCGTCTGGAAGAACTCTAGCAACTTACGCTCTGATTCTGCTGTAAGCTTTGCTCCCTTTACGGTAATAATGTAACGAGGCACAGCTTTGTTTTCAAAGTAGTCCAAGTTAAATCGCTGTGCGAATTCATCACCAGCAACTGCATTCTTAGCAGACAAAACATCTGGAATGCCATAGTAGGTATTTGACGGAGTAAATACTTTAAAGTGAATTACTTCGTTTGGCTGGGGATCAGTACCTATCTGATCTGGGGTCTCGGTATCACCGAAGTTTCTAAAAAATGTGTAGCGGTTATAAACAACTTGAACAAATCCGTCACGGTGACGGCGAATACGCATTGTTGTTGTAGGAATATGACCAATGTAGCCAATCTTACCAGTTGATGTACGACCAACTTCAAGATAAGCATTTCCTGTTGATTCTAGGTCAATGAAGATCTTTTTCATTGTCTCTGTAAATGAATCATCAGAGTTAAGAGATTCTAGGAACTCCCGCATCTCTTCTTTAAGGCCTTCAAGCTTTGAACGCAACTTGTCAAGCTTTTTAGGCTGATCCATTACTTCTTCAATCTTTGCAGTTGTTGCCCATGTGTTTTCAAACTTATATCCAAGCCCGACAACGTTAGCAGCTTTAGCATTTACAGCAGAGTGATGATATGGGGAGATATCATAAAGCTGTGCCAAATACAGTACGTTGTAAGGAGGTTGAACAATCTGGAAAAGAGAATATCCTGTAAGGTCAAGCGGATCTAACTTCTTAGACTTTGCATCACCAACACCAGTAAATGACTTTTCCATTCTATTTACTTGACGACGGAAATTAGGACTTAGGCCATCTGCCTTCTTAATATCTGACCAAGTTGCATTAAACGGGTCACCAAAATCGTGTTCTATAGTGTGTGATGGGGCATCCAGCTTTACTGTGATCCCACCCTCATCTTCATCAATACTGTCATCAATTCTTAAATTAGCCATATTTTTATAAAGCTCTATCCAAGCTTCATCTCCCTCATCTCTTTCACATAATCCATCATAGCTGGAAGGTCATGCTCGTCTGGAACAAGCCCCATTTCCAATCTTTGCTTTTGCATTTCAAGCTCTTCATCTGTAACTGGTCTGTGACCAGACATAAATAATGGTGTTCCATCTTCTAGGCCGTAGTGCTTTGCTGCGTCTTTTAGCTTTTTGATCTGGCGAATATCGCCTTTTAGGGACGGGATACTCAAATATGCACCCTCTTCATCCATAACAACCTTGCCATCTGGCATCTGCCAAACATAAAGGCCCCAATTAACTTCTTCTACGACGGTTGTACGCATCTTGCTCATATGCCAATAATACCACCTAAGTCTTAAAAACGGAACATATGGCTGCCAAAAATGGGTTATACGGTAATACTTATGGGATGAGGGTATGCCAGAACTGGTTGCCCACCGTTATATCCAGTCACAGTGCTTGAATATTCTCCAATTGTACCTATGCTGTCAGTATTAGATGATACTGTAACTTGTGCAACATTGCTAGACAGGAATTCTAGGTACCTTGTCTGTGCATCCCCTTGGGCAAATGCTGAAGGATATAGGCTTATATAGCCAAATGTGCCGTATGAGAAGGTCTGTAGTCTTTGATCCCCGCCCAAATATATCTGTGCGTTTGTTTGGCTTGGATATACGCAAACGAAATGATATGCCTCGCCCTGGCTTAATACACGACCTGCAGCTAAAGATACACCGTTTATAAATACATTTGAAAAACCATTTGAATAAACAATGTTTGTGGCGGGATCAATATATAGCTTTGCAGATAGACCTACTGTGTCCAATATCGTTTGAGCAATACTTGAGCTTACAGAATCATATCTAAACCAGAATTCTATCGTTTGATATGTGGCAGTTCCATTAACAGTATTAATTGTAGCCACAGAATTACTATTCTGAATTTGTGCCACCTTGATGCCAAAATTGCTTGTACGTGAAAGAATATTAAAGAAATTATTCTTAATTGAATAAGTGTCTCCAATGTAGCTGCCTTGTCTTGGCGCCAATACGAAAGCTCCCGCATCTGAGAAAATTTCTAGGTTTTTATAAAAATTAATCAAAACTTTATCTACTCTAGGTAACTGTAGGGATGAGGAATCTTGAACCGATAAGATAGCTCTAAATGTTATATCTGGATATGCTACTTGTGAATTATCTGCAAACTTTGTTACTGGATAGCCATTTGTTATTTGATTCCAAGTAGTGCCGTTGTCCATGGAGTACTGGAACACTACACTTTCATTTAAGCTTACTACAGAATTATCGGAAGTTCCAGTTTCCCAAGTTACTCTTGACCCAAATATCTTGTTAAGTTGAGAAGATAGAACTCCGTATGTCCATGTTCCAATCTGTGAAACTGCAAGACTGCTTATAAAAGGTATTGTTAGCATATCGTTTGATCCGTACAAAGAATATGTAGATGGATTAATGTATGAGTTCAATATTGAAACATTGCTTATGCTGCCCGATAATGGGAGAGTTGTTGCAGATGAATACTGATTACCAAAATAAAGATTTAAATTAGAATAAGTATAGCTTGGAAGATTGCCTGATACTGAGCTGCTACCCGATAAATAAATTGTTGCAATATTGTTATTTATTGATAGTCCAAAATTATAGTTTCCGTTTGAAGCAACAGCGGTTGGAACTTGAGCAATTATAGTGTCTGTAGAGGCATATGGGTAGTAGTTAGCTACGCTATGATAGTAAAGCGTTAGTTTGTTATCTGTGCTTTGAGCTAGATATAGGGATTCGTTGTTGTTAATTCCATCTATAGCCAGTATAGTTGCTGGGGATGAACCTCCGTTAAGGGTCCAATTTATTTGACCTAGTATTGAAATCCCGCCCAAAGAATAATACTTTGATAGATTTGAAAACATAGCTCCAGCTGTTGATGTTACTGACAGACCATTAGATGCTGTTAATGTGCCTGATCCACTTTTTGTTAAAGATGGAATAGTCTGCAAAGTCATTCCAGTTTTATCAACAATTAAATTGTTAATGACACCACTTCTATAATTTGCTGGATTTGTAAAGTCTTTTTGATAAGCAAGCATATTGGGGTCATCTTTAATATCAAAGAAGAAACCACTTGACTGCTTTACATAATTTTGCGGGGATGAATCATAAGTTCCCCAAACCATGTGAGACTTGATTTGATTATCTGACAAAACATAATCATAGAATGATAGATCATTTATTGTAAACTTATTGTTTGATCCTGATGGACCAATCTTATAAAAATACTCTGGAGATGATGAATATGAATTGTGCCAAATAAAGTTCTGGCTAACTTGTGTTGCTTGTCCAAACAACGAGTTAACGCCAATATTAATTGATCCCTTTGAGTAGTAAAAGAATATATGCATCTGTGAATCCCATGAGGATACCTGCTTATATGTTGTATATGAAAGATTAGTTCCAGCTACTTTATCTTTTCCATTAACTGTAAAGTAAATCTTATCGTTGTTTATATAGGCTTTAGCAATAACTTCTGGGCTACTCCCGCCCGATTGTACTTGGAAAACAACATTGTCTGTTGGCGGGTTTGAATCAAAAGCCAACCACATTTCAATACCAAAAGTTAAATTCTCTGTTCCTGTATAGAACATGTTGTAAAGAGGTGTTGATCCAGTTCCTGTTGGACTGTATTGGTTTTGTATGCCAATCTCAGAAGTTGAATTTATCTTGCATCCTGCAAGTTGTGTGTCATAATTTGAAAGTGTTGCAAGTGGCAAGATGTCCAAAAAGTTGGGGGAACCTAAAGTATATGCTGCATGGTTCCCACCTTGTGATATATCCTGCAATGTAAATGTAATTGGATCTGCCCCATAGTTAGGCTCAGCATCTAGCCAATCTTGATATGTCTTATACTCCAGCAAAATTGTTGCATAGGTTCTCAAGCTAGATGTGCCATTTAAAGGCCAAAATGCTATTGGATTATCCCTGAGAACTACTTGTTTATATGACATAAGACTATTTTACTATGTAATCGGGTTATTTGAAAGTCCCGCCTAAATAAGGCGGGATGGAATCAAATTGACTTCAAATTTCTTTTATTAGGATGGAGAATAATAGAGTCTTCTAGAGTTACGTCTCTTTTTCCTACAAATCCGCCTTCTTTATCCAATTTCTCTCTTGCTGAAGTTTCATCTTCTGCAAAAATGTGAATCATCATATTTACATTAAATGTAAAGCACTTCATAACTTTTTCATCTTCTTTTGGTGTTACTTTAGCCATTTATTCTCCTATGTTATTTTGCTACAAAAATATTTAACCGCTATGTAAAATAGCGGCTAAATATCACATTATTATTTTATTTATTATGCTTGAGGGGCTGGAACTTCATCCCAAGACTTCTTATCTTCGTCCCAGGTATAAAGCTTGCCATCTGTAGGATATGCAACAGGTGCAGTCCATGTGTAGGTTGTCTTATCTAGAGTCCATGATGGAAATGGTTGTGGTGCAGCAAATCCTGTACCGTCCCATGAATATCCAATTCCAGCATAGTTGAATCCAACTTGTGGCTTACCGTCTGGCTGACCATCTGGACCGTAGTGTACTCCACCACGAGTGTTGTATGATGTAGCGATCCACGTTCCACCAAGTCCTAATGTGTTTGCAAGGAAGTTATGGCCATCTGCTGCGTCTGCGTCAGAGACAACAAGAACACGAACCACCTTATTATCTGAATCAATTTCGGCCATATGTGCCATTTATTTCTCCTTAGTTATTTTAAATTATGCAGTTAATGCTGCAATTTCTTCTGCTGTAAGTCCAAGTGAAGATAGCTTTGCTACCGCACTTGCTTTTGCTGCTGCTGCCGCAGCATCTGCTGCTGCCTTTTCTTGAGCTGCTGTAGCTGCCGCTGCTGCTGCTTGATCGTTAGCTGCAATCTCGGCGGGAGTCAAAGGAACAATCTTTTGTTCTCCTGTAGAGCAATCAACAATAATCTTTGTTGGTGTATCTGACATTTTATACCTCCTGTTACTTTCTATATTATAGCATTATTTGTTTATTTAGCATATTGCTAGTTTACTGGATAACGAATGATTACTAGGCCAGAACCGCCCGAGCCACTATACCCATAGCTTGCAGAGCTTGCCCGACCTTGCCCACCGCCGCCAGCAGAACCTGTGTTGGCAACGCCAGAAGTTGCGGTAGAAGAATATCCAGAGTTTCCTCCTCCTCCGCCATATCCACCTGCACCACCCGAACTTGTGTTGTAAAAACCGCCTCCTCCGCCGCCTGCGGCAATATAGTATGTTCCCCCAACATTAACTCCTTGTTGTGTAGCATAAAGCCAATCTGAATATGACGAGTTTCCATTTCCTCCAGCTCCGCCGATACTCGTGCTTGGTGCTGATTGACCCGCTTGACCTGCACCGCCTCCTCCGCCTGAAGTAGTACTCAGTGTGGACGAACCGCCACCATATCCTTCAGAAGGAGTATATCCTCCAGCGTTTCCTGCCGCAACTGAAACAGAAAAACCATTATCTCCACCACCAGAACCGCCATTAGTTGAGTTAGCTGCAGGTTGAGTACCACCTCCACCGCCACCAGCGCCGCCTCCTGTGGAAGATAAAGTTATAAAAGAAGAATTACTTCCATTATTTCCTGTATTTTCTGATGTTTGCTGAGCACCCCCAGCTCCTACAACCACACTATAATTTGTTCCAGCAATCAAAGATTGATTGGATATAACTCTGAAGCCGCCAGCACCGCCACCGCCACCACCAGCGTGGTTAGCGGTAGAACCACCGCCACCTCCTCCGCCACCAGCAACAATCATAACTTGAGCATTTTTTATCTGTTCTGTAGGAACAAAAGTTCCAGAAGAAGTAAAAGTATGATAAATATAGTTACCAGCGCCTACTACAGCTCCACCAGTTGCTTTGGTTCCCGATCCAATTCCATAGAGAGTAAATGTAGTACCTGCTACAAAGTTCCAAGAAGTAGGAGCATAATAAAGAGTAATAGTTGTTATGTTTGAAGCGGTTGACCAAAGCCCAGCATCTAATTCAACCCAAGATGCTGTTGCGTTGTTTTCAATTACGTTGTCTACTGAAAATGATTTGTTATTAGCACTTGTATAGTTTGGTATGTAGATTTCACAATTGCTAAAAGTAGAAGTGGTAGCCGCTGTTGTATCAGATAGTACAATTCCAGAACTTGAATAGGAGCTTGAGTACGCTGCTGAACCGTTTGCTCCTAATCCTTTTGCCGTAAAGGTGGAAGAAGAGCCATTAAATTGCAAAGAAATGTTTGCAACTGCATTTCCTCCGTTGTTATCAAACCTAGAGGAAACTACTAACTTTAAATCCGTGTAGTTTTGAGGAATGTTATTAAATGTTACAGAGGTTTGAGGACTACCAAGTGTAATTGTCTGAATAGCAGAGTATGTTTTAGCCATTAGGATAAATACCTCACAATAACAATTCCTGAACCGCCATTGCCGCCCGCCAAAGCGCCACTTGCTCGCTCTGAACCACCGCCACCGCCACCAGTATTAGATGTGGCATTTCCTCCTTGACCTGTTGAGCCAGTTCCACCTCCACCTAAACCACCAGATGAAGTTGAACCACCGCCAGCGCCATAAGAAGAACCGCCACCACCGCCTGCATAATAATAATTACCAGATGATAAAACTCCAGTAGATGTTGCTGTACCCATTGCATTCAAAATTGCATAATTTGTATAACCAGTTCCGCCAGCACCTACACCACCAGCACCGCCGATAGATGTTGTTCCAGCATTACCTGCTCCACCCGCGCCGCCACCGCCACCTGAGCCATAAGCGCCACCGTTAAAAGCAGTACCTCCAGCGTAACCTTCAACTGGAGAATATGAGCCAGCGTTACCTGAACCAGCAGTTAAAGTTGTGTAGTTTGCTCCACCGCCAGAACCTCCAGATGCCGCCGCTTTAGGATTAGTTCCATCATTTGTAGAACCTGCGCCACCACCAGATGCAGAAATAGAACCTAGTGATGAAGTTCCACCATTTGTTCCTTGGTTGCCATAACCACTTCCGCCAGTACCCCCAGCACCGATAGTAACTGTTTGGCTAGTAGAAAAACTTTGAGAAGTTAAAAGGCGCAATCCACCAGCACCGCCGCCGCCACCAACATAAGTTGGTCCGCCACCGCCACCACCAGCAATCATCAAAATATCGCAAGTAAGTGCTTGTGCGGGAATAAAATTACCTGTTGATTTAAAAGCATGATAAGTATAAGTACCATCAGAGGTAATAAGGTCTCCACCAATAGCTTTTGTAGGAATAATGGACGCTACATCTGCGGCCTTAATTCCGTAAAGAGTAAAGGTAGAACCTGCAAGAATTGAGCCACCAGAATAGCTTGTTAAAGTTAATGTGTTAATTGCATTATTGCTACGCCACATACCAACTTCTGCACTTACACCTCGTCCAGAGGCAGCAGCACCGTCTTTAAATAAGAACGTTTTGTACATATTTGTACTTGAGTAGTTCATTAGGTTAACTATAGAAACGTTTCCACTATTAGTAGAGTCGTTGCCATCCCCTGCGTTTATTCTTATCCAGTTTTCAGCTTGACGATTGCTGTTAGCAGTACTTCCGTTGCCGTATAAGTTAGTGTTACTGTAATTTCCGCCCAAATCAACTGAGCCATTACCTACTTGCAGATACAAAATTGTTCCAGCTGATGTATTACCGTGATTGCACACTAAGACTAAGTCCGTATAATTTTGTGGAAGAGAGTTAAAAGACACCGAAGATACGTTAGATGGAACAGTTTGAGTAGCAATAAAGTTGTATGTAGATGCGCCAATACTAGACATTAACTTGCCGCCTTTATTCCGTACAAAGAAGCTTGTGTGTACTGAGTAAAGTTTCCAGCAACACTAACTATAGTAATGCTGTTAATTGAGTTAGTTGTGTTCATCCAAAGACCAGAAGATAAGTGTATACGTCCACCGTAACCAGAAATAGTGCCGTTTGTATCTTGTCCACCAAAAGCCCTAATGGTTCTGTTTTTGCTGTAATTTGTGTAATCAAGAATGTCTAGGATAACTGCACCAAAATTGTTACCTGTTGTGGTGCCTAAAGCACCACCTAGATACGGTCCAG